GATATATAACATTTACAACTAGGGGTTCTTGCGCTCTTTGACGTAAAGAGTCTATTTGAGATTTAGTCCATTGAGCGCCATTACGAAACTCATTGTCTTCAGCAGCTTGGCTTGCCCATGAATCACGAACTGATGAATAATCTCTTAGGAGATCTTCCGATATTTTAACTTCTGGATGTTTCTCTGCCATAGTATTGATCCATGAAGTTAGACATAACTATATCATAAAAGTTTCAAGTAATTAGCCAATCATCCGATTTTTTTCCAAATTTTCCTTGTATGTGATGATTATTTGTTTTATGCATCTCATGATTTGGAGGGTAATTATGTTTAGTTGCATAATATAACCCATCTAACAGGTCATCGTGTTTTCCCCTGGGAAACATTAATAGCTCATCTTTAAGCTCAGTCATGTTCTTCTGTATATGCATCTTCTTTTGTGCAAAGAATGGGTGCATAGTTTCAAGTCTGGATGACTTACTTGAACGTGGAGATTCTTTTATTTCAAGACCTGGTATGAATAAACCCTCTTCATCTGCCCTGGTACGTAAGTAATCACGTAGCATTTCTTGATATCCTACAGACTCAATACGTGTCTTAACTGGTTTATACAATTTAAAGTAATCTATTATCTTATCTGCAAGATCCATAGGCTTACAACGTTTGCGAAAGTAAGGCAGTACATATTTATTATTCTTTTCATCCACAGCTACTGACACTATAGTTGAGTAGTCTGCATGTTTTTTGATTGAACTAGCTGGATCTACACCCATGAAGATATTAACAGGCACTGTCTTACCTGACGCAAATTCTATAAATGATTCATTATCTACCCACGTAATGTTTCCATCGTATACTTGTAGGTATTCTTCTTTAAACATTTGTTCTTCGTCACCTATTATCTCACATTGGTATTCACGATAAAACGAAGATACCCTACCAATAGACTCCAATGAACGCTTTTCAGCTTCTAATTTTTCTTTTGACCACATCTCTTTCCATAACGCAGTACCATCATCCTGTAATGCTTTGTACCTACGTGATGTCCACCCATCTGTTTGTGTCAATGTTTCTACCATACAACGTTGATGCTGCGGTGTTCCAATAACTGCAAGTCTTCCACGCTTAGCGTCTAACGCAGGTATCATAGATTGCAGCAACCATTTAAGATTATACTCCATAGCTTCAGATGTTTTAGTGTTTATCATATCTTCTGGATCATCTAAAACAACTAACGTTGGTCTTTGGTTACCATGCTTTAGTCCTACAACCTGTTGACCTGTACCTCTGCACATAATCATTGTATCGTCTTTTAATACAATCTCTGTTCTTGCCCATGTACGTGCAGAGTGCTGTCCCCAGTATCCATAAACACTGCGTAGCTCTGCACTGTACTCTAAAGCATTCTTAATCGTTTGTAGTAATCGAACAGCGTGTCCTTCTGTTTTCGAAGAAAGAACAATAAACTTAGTACCTTTTTCTGTTAATATATGCCATATAGGGAATACACAAGCTACTAACGATGATTTAGCATGACCACGTGGTGCTATTATATTTAACTTGTTATTAGAGCGATCTATTAATAATTCTGCTATTTCATGATGAAAATCAGGAGATGCAGACGAAAACATATTAGGAAAACATATCTTTCCAAATAATATAATATCATTAGCTAATTTATCTTGTATAGACGTTACACTCAAAACTGTGCTACATATTTCTTTTTTTCGTAGGCTGACATATTCTTAGGACACTTAGGTAGATTTTTAACCTTAGTACCTTCAAAAGCAGTGTTAATGATACCACAATGCAAATTATCCTTATAAGTTGCAGCAAACCCACACATTCTATTATCTTTATATATGCAAGGTTCAAACATTAATAACAGGCACTAGGTGGTAATTCATCTTCATCTTGCAGTCTTTTTATAAGATCATTGATATACCACTTAGCTTTTTCTAAATCTTTTATTGTATTACCCTTATGTGGACACCTAACAATATATTTAATTATATTACCTCTAAACCAATCCATCTGCCATGATGCAATAAAGTCTGTAACCTCAATACCTTTAGTGTAATGGTCTGGGTGGTTTACATCATCACTCATCATTACTCTCCAACTCTTCTGTTTTACGTGATGCTACCATTTTCTTCTCCTCTGTTTCTATTTGATCCATTATCTGATTGGTCATATCTATCTGCAATGTGTCTGTAGTAACCTTCTTATTCGGTTTCATTTCTAACATTTCTACAAAATTCTCAGCTGCACGCAGCATATTAGACACATCTTGCTTTTCTTCTGCAATATCTATTGCTTTTAGTATTGTATCTAGGACAAATCCTTTATCAATACCTTTCTGAGACATTATTTCCTTTAATTTCTCTGATACCATGTCTTTTACTACCTTTTCTTTAAATAATCTTTTGACAGTTGCCTCTGGAGCCTTCTGATCTGGGCGATATACCTTTCCAAGCTCGTTCCAGTTAGGTTTCTGCCCAGTTAGCAGCTGTCCTACGTACGCATCTACTACGTTTTTCGTACGATTCTTGTTTAATTCCCTCTTCTGCCACCTCTGTGGCTTTACCATAGAGTAAATACCTGCTGCTCTATTGGGTTCGTAGAGTAATTTAGAGTTCTTAGACACCCATTGTACACCGCAGGTTAACTTTACCTCTATCTTTTTCCTACCATCCCTTACTTCGTACTCTGTACGCTTTATACACTTAGCAACATAGCCATCATCTGTATATGCCCAGTCATGTTCTTTAGCATCTTTCCAGTATACGCATGGATATGGTGACTCATCCTGCTTATATACAGGAAACTCACACATCTTTCCCATGTATCTTCTTTTAATTAGTTCCATGTATGTAGGGATTAATATATATACTATTAATACTAGTTATAATATACATACTATGTAATACATTACTAAATGTATGTATTAAGCTAATCCAAACTCTTTTCATCTTTTGTTAAGTGTTGTTTTATAATTTCTTCTACAATCTTTTGTTCAGCTTGATATGCATCAAAATCATGTAAATACATTTCAAATGCCTTATCTATCTCATCTATAGTAGTTTCATGATCTTCAAATTTTCCAGTACTCGGATTAAATACTTCGTATATTTCTTTTTTAGGCATATATAATCTATGTTTAAAATATTATCTTATACAAATTGTATGTGATGAAGTTTCAAAAATTAGTTTACATTGTGTGTGGGAGGTATTTACGTTACCTACCCCCGTTGAATTACGGGTTGGGGTTGTAGATTAGGTTACGTTTCCAAGTTAAGTTTCGTTCACACCCTGGTATGAATACTATTAACTAACTACTATAGGAGTATATATGTTTAACAAATTAACTAACCTTGCAACAACCACTGGTCTAGTAACGCTAGGCGTAGCCATCATCACTACACGTACTGCTATCAAAGCAGGTAAGAAGTGTAAAGATGTAGGCAAAGAGTATGTCGATACTATGCCACATACTTACGGTGGTAAAGTAAATGAGTCTAACCAAGAAGAGGTTGTAACAGACGTTCCCTTCTAACTATAAATCCATACATACAAGAGTTGTGATGGGCATTGTATATGTCCATTCACACCCTTGTGTGATTAATATTAACAAGTACATTTACATCTGAGAAACCCTTTTATGGGAATACATTTGCTGTAAGCAATATGAAAATGACAGATGTCAGAGGACCTTCCAGGTAATCAATCCGTAAGGAGGAGGTAACACCAACATCGTGTATGTGTACTTGTTATAGTTTTTTTAAACTACTAACTAAAAAGAGGTCTTATGACATTCGTATCAATACCACTAGCACTAGCAGTCTTAATCTTAACTATACTAGCTTTATCATTTGCATGGTCATTTAGACTTGCACATAAATTAGATAAAGCATATGAGGATTATGACCTTCTTCATGCTCATTTTAAAAACCTAGAAGGTAAATATAAAATAATCAAGAATGGTTATGAAGATATAAAGTACAGGTATAATAAAGTTAAGTATAAATATTAAACATATAGGGTTACAAAAACTAGTCAGCGTGATTACGATGCAATGCTGTTAAACGAACCATAGGTACGTAACCCTATAACTATTGTCCGTTCACACCCTTTTGTGAATTTATAGTAAGTGTAATTAAAAGTAGGAAGTATCAACGTTAAATTGCTAACAATTGCTAAGGGGATACAACAGAGTTTTAGAAACTTATTACACTTACTTACTTTATTGGCTGTTATGTTTACGGCAAAACCTTCATTCGTTAATACTGTGTATAATATAACAGTTAAGCAAGGTTTAAACAGTCAATAATTGCAAGAGTTTTTCTTGTGATGTTACTCTTAATAAAACAAACATCACTAAAATTTATTGTAGGGCTACACGCACACTCTTTTCAAGGATGATGCATATGTGTAGCTCTGCATAATTTAATTAACTTAAAAAATGGAGAGAAAATAATGAATGAAAGTAATGAAGAAGTCTTAAGTCTTTTATCTGTATTAAAGTCTTTTATTATAGCTGATTGTCACAAATGGGAGTCACATTTTAAAGGAAGATATGAAACTAGATATACTGGTCAATTTGATCCTGTTACTAAAAATTATATATTAAAAGGTTCTGGTCAATGTGTAAACATACATAATCAGATAAATGAAATGATGTATAAACTCAAGAAAGAACAGGGTAACTATAATGATAGAGGCAACGATAAGTCCCAAGCATAATACTATGCTATCTAACCGAGCTGAGCAACTCATTAAACTGCTCTATCTTTTTAATACCAACAAAAAAAGTCCACACACACCCTTTTCTGATTAAACAACTAACTAACTATAAGGAGCATAATATGCTAAATATAAAAGAAATCATAAATATCGTATCAAGTAATCTACAGAATTACTGGTTTTCACGTAAGAATGAAGATGATACGTATGATAACATCGAGTTTGAAGACGTGCAACAAGGCGATATTGTATGGTTCAATAAAGATGCTGATGAAGATGATATGAGGCAAGTGAAGAAGTCATTAGCTGAAATGAAGATGCATATGTACAGCAAATCGTTGTATGAAGAAGGTAAACTCATTAAGAGTAAATCAGGAGCGTATTCGTTCTTAATATTACCCAATCAATAATAATGTTGGGGGGAGATGTAATGTCTTCCCCCATCTATTTTTTTTACCCACCCATTTATGTATTTTATAAAAACTCAGGATGTTTTAGTACTTTACTAAGCTAGTAAACGAACGACAATACCTGGCAGATGGGGTTGGTATATACAGGTGATTGGTTCCTATATCCAGTTGACGTGCATTAACACGATACATTGTGTATACTTCTAAACGATTTCGAATATGCTTAGTAAGCCACA